GCCGCTGTAGGTGGCGCCTATTACAGTTCCCAAGTTGCTGGCCCAAACCTAATTGGTGACTGGTGGTCATACCAGGCGGGACTATTGCGAAACCGTGCCATGTCTGTGGCCGCCATTAGTCGAAGCCGTGACTTGATGGCTTCAGTTCTTGCCAGCATGAAACTAGAAATGCACAGCGAAAGGTGGAACGAAACCGAAGGCGAAATGGAAAAAGTACCGTTGGCGCCCCGTTCCTGGCTTCGACAACTAGACCCCGAAATGCCTAACAGTTTCTTGTTTCCTTGGGTATTTGATGACCTTTTCTTTTTTGGCCGCTGTTTCCTTTTTATTACTTCTAGAACCAAAGACGGTTACATGGCCAGCGCTACCCGCTTACCCCAGGGGTCTATTACGACGCCCGACGCCAACGGCCCTGTGTGGTTTGGTAAAAGCAAAGAAATCTATTTCAACGGTGGCGCCATTGACCCCAAAGATGTAGTACAGATTTACAGCCCAACACAAGGCATGATTTTTATGAGTGAACAAACGATAGCAACGGCAATTAAATTAGAAGATGCCCGCTATCGAAACGCTAGTAGCGCCATACCGGCAGGCGTACTTAAACAAACTGGTGGTGAACCGTTAAGCGCTTTGGAACTGGCCGCATTGGCTGAAGCGTTTAACCAGGCGAGAGCAACAAACCAAACAGCCGCTTTAAACGAATATTTGTCGTACACGGAAACTTCGGCGACGCCTGACAAAATGCTGTTGATTGACGCCGCCGAATATCAAAGTAAGCAAGTCGCTAACTTGTGCAATATTCCCCCGTATCTATTGGGTATTTCTACTGGTTCATACGCCTACACAAATAGCGAAGGCGCCAAGTCTGACCTTTGGACATTCGGCCTGTCAATGTACGCCCAGGCGATTACTGACGCCTTGTCACAACAGTTGCCCCGTGGAACATATGTATGTTGGGACACCGACGACTACTTAATGACCGAAGAAAAAGATATGGGATATATGCAAACCCCTGAAATGCCCGAAACACCACCACAAGAAAACACACAAGAGGACTTAGCCCAATGATTACTTTTAACGCCAATACTTTCGCTGTCGAAGCCGCTGGCCCTGACGGATTACCCCGCCGTACTATCACGGGCGTAGCCGTTCAATACAACACTTTCGCAACCGTAAGCGATGGCACCACGGTGTCGTTTGCACCAGGTTCACTACCAGTAGACGGGCGCCAGCCCCGTGTTTTCATGTACCACGACAGCACTATGCCGGTGGGCCTAGTAACTGAACGGGTCGACACAGGTTCTGAAATGCTTATAGCAATGAAAATTAGCGCCACCAATTTAGGGAACGAAGCCCTGGTGTTAGCCGCCGACAATGTTATGGAACTTTCAGTAGGTGTTAACCCGACAGAATTTTCGTATGACCAAGAAGGAAATATGGTTATTGAAGCCGCCGAATGGACAGAGATTTCGCTAGTCCCCACGGCCGCTTTCAAAGGTAGTACCATAAGCCAAGTAGCGGCCTCAGAACCCGAAGCCGTAGAACCAATAACGGAGAAAATCGCAATGGAAACCCCCGAAGTTATCGAAGAAGTAACTATCCCAACAGCGCCGATTTTTGCAACAGCAAAGCGTGAACCCCGTTTGCCAAACGCTTTTGAATTCATGGCCGCTATCCACAAGGGTGGAATTGAAGCCGCTAACGCCAACAAAGTTTGGGAAGATTACCGCCAGTACCACAAGTCGCCGATTGAAGCGGCCGCTGGCGATGTCGTAACTTCGAATGTGGCCGGTGTGGTTCCCTTGCCGTTGCTTGGGCCTGTGTTTGCGGATATTAACTACATTGCTCCCCTGTTGACAGCCGTCGGGACAAGGGCAATGCCTGGTGGCGGTACTGGTTCAACCTTTATTCGCCCAACATGGACAACCCACCCAACCGTTGCAGAACAGGCCGCCCAACTTGACGCCGTGTCAGCAACCACCAGCGTTATCGCCGCCAACACCGTAACCAAGAAAACTTTTGCCGGTGCCACCACCTTGTCATACCAAACGGTTGACTTTACAGACCCCGCCGCAATGGCCGTAATTATGCAGGACTTGGCAGGCCAGTATTTGTTGGCTATCGACAACTTCGCTTGTGACAACCTTGTGGCCGCCGCTTCTTCAGATGGTGTTTGGAACTTGACCCCCGAAGATTTAATCAAGTCAATTTATGACTGTGCCGTTACCTCGGCCGCCGCTACCAACTTCTTGCCAACACATATTGCTGTTGACCCAGCAACCTGGGGCTTGATTGGTCAACTAGTTGACGACAACAAGCGCCCAATTTTCCCAGCAATCGGCGCCCCTGGCCTTGTCGGTCAGAACACCCTTGGCGCTGGTTCTGCTGTTTCATACTCAGGTATGAACCCGCTTGGGTTGAACATCATTGTTGACCGCAATTTCGCCGCTAAGACCATGGTCATTTTCAACGCTAACGCTTACGAAATTTACCGTGCTGACCGTGGCCTGCTTTCGGTTGAGAACCCCAGCACCGTTTCCCGTACCATGTCAATGTTTGGTTACGCCGCTACTTTCGCCGCTAACTCAAGCATGATTCGTAAAATCACCCAGGCTTAGTCGAAAGGCGGTTAGCCGCCAATGGCTGTATACCAGGTAATTTTTCACCAGCGTTTAGACAACTACGCTGTTGTACAAACGCTAACTGAACCTGAATTGGACTTGGGTCTACCGTTTACGCTGGCAGGCTTAGGCCACGGTTTAAACGGTACACACAATGTTTACGCCTTACCCCCATACCTATTCACAGGTGTAACAAGTAGTGGCGATTTAACATTCGACTACAACTACCCAATAGAAAACCAAGTTCTTTTTTATGATGAAGGCGACAATCTCAACCGAAGCGCCGCAATCCCTCAAGGCACCCTGACCTACACCGAAACATGTACCTGGATTACAGGTACACAAATTGGCACCTGGCTAGGAATTGCATTAGCAGGCGTAGACGAAACGGCTTTCCTAACTCAATGTGCCAACAGCGCCAACAACTTTATATTTCGCCGTAGACAAGAGTCAGGGTATACCGACAGCCTTACTACTGTCCCAAGCGCTGATGTTCAATTAGCCACCATCATGATGGGCGGTTCAATTTATAGACAGCGAGGCGCCATAGACCAATTCGCAAGTTTTAGCGACATGGGCGTAGCCACAGTTTCGGGTCTGTCACCACTAATCAAACAGTTAGCCGGTATCCCAAGGCCAGCGGTTGCCTAATGACTGTTTACACCGACCTGTTCAATGAGGCCATAGATGACCTAGCGGCAACCTTGGCAACCATTACAGGTTTACGGGTTGTCTTTGACCCTGAGAAAATTAACCCACCCTGTGTTTTTATCGACGCCCCAAGTTTTGACTGTTTCAACTACAACATTGTCACCATGAATTTTTCGGTAAAAGTAGTGACACTAGGGCCAGGCAATCTTGACGGCTTACGGAATGTTTTAAGTATGTCTGCTGGCATATTGGCAAAGAATGTCGCCGTGAAATCAGGGCGCCCTGGCTATATCCCAATAGGCGGCCAAACCTTTGCCGCTTATGACCTATCCATTGACATGCAAGCCCAAGCAAACTAAGGAAACCAAACTATGAAATACACAATTGTCAGCGACAAAATTGGTACACCAGGAACAGAATTTGTACCTGGTGCCGGTACAAACATTGAAGCATTGTTAGCCCACGGTTTTATTGAATCCGACGAAATCGTTAGCGACAGCACAGCCCCAAAATCTGCTAAAACTAAAGCACCACAAAAGAAGGATTAAGACATGTCGACTTCCACATACCTTTCAAACCCAGGCGTAATGATTAACTCGGTCAACTTGACCAACCAATGCACTAGCGCCACCGTTACCAACCGTGTTAACGCTTTGGAATCAACAGCCTTTGGTGGAACTTCCCGTGTCTATGTCGCTGGTCTTTATGACCAAGAAATCACGCTGGAACTTTACATGTCTTATGCGGCCACGGAGACTTACGCTACTTTGGCGGCGCTTGTCGGTACGACCACTACGGTTAAGGTTGCTACTACCGACGCCGCTTTGACAACAGCCAGCGCTACTAGCCCTCGATTTGAATTAGTCGGTGCTTTCTTGGCTGAATTGCCAGTCATTGACGCCACCATGGGCGAATTAAGCACCATTTCAATTACTTTTCAGGGTGGCGTTCTTTCCACCGTTGTTTCCTGACATAACCACAACAGCAAAGGCCCGACATGCAACTAACACTTCGAGTAGACCAAGGCGATGGCCCTGTAGAAGTAAGTACAAACCTTTTCACTATCGTTTCGTGGGAACGAAAGTTCAAGCGTAAAGCCAGCGACATGGCCAACGGTATCGGTATTGAAGATTTGGCATACCTAGCCCACCAGGCATGCCAACAACACAATGTTGTTGTGCCGGTGGTTCTAGATGACTTCATCAAAAAATTAGTGGTGCTTGAAGTAGTTAGTAATGAACCTGACCGCCCTACTTTGCCAGTACCTACCGACACGCTTTAGCACAAGTTCTAGTAGCGACAGGGTACTGGCCACAGCAAGTAGACTTTGACAATAACGACTTAGCAACAGTTATAAAGGTCATCAACGAAAGCAGAAAATAGCCATGGCAACCGATTTGACTATCCAAGTTACTGGGGTCAAAGAGGCTGTTAAATATTTGAACCAAGTAGAGCCTGGTTATCGAAAAGCGTACATAGCGAATATGAAAGAAATCGCTAGACCGATGACCGACGCCATGAAATCTAATTACGACGATATGAGATTCCCTAGTGGTACACGCCGTAATTGGTCACCAGGTGGGCGTCAAGTTTTTCCGTTGTCTGCTTCAAAGGCTATTAAGGGTGTTGGTGTCCGTGTCAACAATAAGAAAAAAGGCGCCGCTTTTTCGGTCATGCAAAAGAACCCAGCCGCCGCAATCTTTGACATTGCTGGCCGTGCCAATGTCAACCCTTTAGGTACAGCGTTTAGTACAAAGTTTGGGCGTTCTGCCAGCCGTGTTATCTGGCCTGTATTCGAAGCAAAAATTGCCGACCTGACAACCGAAGTTCAAAAGGTAGTTGAAGGCGTCATGGCTGAAGCAAACAAGAATTTTAAGGTGTTCTAATGGCTATTTCAATTCCCGTAATTTCAGACTTCAACAGTAAGGGCATTGACAGCGCCATTAGAGAATTTAAGAAGTTAGAGACAGCAGGCGAAAAAGCCCAGTTTGCTATTAAGAAAGCGGCCGTACCTGCCGCCGCCGCCCTGGCTGGTTTAGGCATTGTTGCTGTTGACGCCGTTAAAGCGTTTATGGAAGATGACAAGGCCGCCCAATTACTTGCAACCAGCCTACGAAACACCACAGGCGCCACTGACTCACAAATTGCTAGTGTTGAAAAGTTCATTACACAAACTTCAATAGCCGCCGCTGTTGCTGATGATGAACTACGGCCAGCCTTTGACAAACTAGTCAGAGGTACTGGTGATGTAACCAAAGCCCAAGACCTAATGAACTTGGCCCTAGACATTTCAGCCGGTACAGGCAAAGACTTAGGCGCTGTATCTGACGCCCTGTCAAAGGCTTTTAACGGCCAGTTGGGGCCACTAAAAAAACTTGACCCAGCCCTGGCTGGTTTAATTGCTAACGGCGCTACAGCCGATGAAGTTTTCGCCGCATTGGGCGACACTTTCAAGGGCGCCGCTTCGACTTCAGCCAATACCGCTTCAGGTAAAATGAAATCGTTTACCATTCAAATGGGCGAATTCAAAGAGTCAATTGGCGCCGCCGTATTTCCCATAGTCGACAAACTGTTGCCAGCGTTTAAATCTGTTGCCGATTTCGTAACCAACAACACCACCCTGGTGGTCACTTTGGGCGCTGTCATTGGCGGTTTGGCTGTTGCCATTATTGCTGTCAATGCCGCAACAACAGCCTGGGCCGCAACAACAAAAGCCGCCGCCGCAATCCAAGCCGCCTTTAATGCAATCATGGCGGCCAACCCAATCTTTTTAATTGGTGCCGCCATCGTTGCTGTTATTGCAATTCTTGTTTTATTGCAAAAAGAATTCGGAATCTTTGACGGTGTTATCAGAGTTGTTGGCGCCGCTTTTGGTGCTGTGTGGGGCGCTATCAAAAGCGTGTTTGATTGGGTCAAGAATAACTGGCCTCTAATTCTTGCTGTCATTACTGGCCCGTTTGGTTTGGCTATAGCGTTTGTGGTCAAGTTCAAAGATGACATTATGGGCGTATTTAGCCTGATTTATAACGGAATTAAAGCAACTATGGGGTTTGTTGCCGATGTCATTTCAGCACCGTTTAAAGCGGCGTTTAGGGCTGTGGCAAGTCTTTGGAATAACACCATAGGCAAACTGTCTTTTAAAGTTCCTAGTTGGGTGCCTGGCATTGGCGGTAGCGGATTTGATGTGCCCGACATTCCCATGCTTGCCGAAGGTGGCATAGTCACAGGCCCAACCTTGGCAATGATTGGTGAAGCAGGCCCCGAAGCCGTTATCCCATTATCAAAAATGGGCGGTATGGGTGGCGGTATAACTGTCAATGTCAACGGCGGCATATCGACATCACAAGAAATAAGCCAGGCCATTGTTAAAGCACTACAAAATTATGTGTACCAGTCAGGCCCCGTACCAATTAACACCAGGTCAATGTAATGCCTACAACGCCCTGGGTATTTCTTTTAAACGGAACTACTGACATTACTAGCAATATTCTTTCGGCGTCTATTACGCAAGGGAGAGAAAAGTACTTAGACAACTACGGCGGCGGTTCCCTGTCAATAACGATTAACAACAATAGTAATTTGGCTAACAGTTTCAATTTCAACGACACAATTTTCGTTTATAACTCAAGTACTACGGCAGGATTTAGAGACACTTTTGCTGTACAACAAATAACATTTAATGACCACCCAGGAAACACAGGACTAAGCACAGCCACTATTTTTTGTGTTGACCCGTTAAGTCGAATGGGCAGATATCAGGCAACGGCACAAGTGTTAAACCAGTTGATAACAACGCTTCAAATGGAAGCGTTTAATAGTGACCCGTTGCCCCCTGATGTTCTATATGTTTACAGCGGTTTTTATGGTCTCGGTTCTTCGGTTGCTTCAGCACAAACATACACCGGCACAGTCTTAAACCAACTAAACCTTTTGCAGGCAACCGAAAGAGGATTGCTAAGAACAGGTTTAGCGTTTACAGATTTAACCGCCCAAACCGTGCAACCCGTTAGTAGGGGGTCAATATATAACCGACTAACTACAGCGTTTAGTTTCGGCCGCAATACTTCTTCAACAGTTATTGCCTACAACACTTTTGAACGAATCCAGAACGGTGTCACTTTTATTAACACGGCCACCATTTCGCCTTTGGGTTTATCTAGCGAAACTAGGACTAACACGGCTTCAGTAACCGCTAATGGTGAAGCCTTTTACAACTCTTCCACAGTCGACTACAACGCAACCCAGGCACAAGGCAACGGCGATTGGATTGTCAACACCTTTTCAAATACCACAGATTTACGCTTCAAAATAGGGTTTACCGACCGTATGCAAAACTCATCGGCGTACACCACATTTCTCGCTAATTTCCCTGGTATCGCTTTTAGTCTTGCTTACCGTGTTCCGGCCGCTGGTTCCGATACAACAGTCAATGTTGTTTTGGAAGGTTGGACTATCAACATTACGCCTGAACAAACCAGTTATGAACTATCTTTTAGTCCGTTGAGTTACTACCAGTTTTTTACGCTTAATTCGTCAGTTTTAGGTATTTTAAACACCAGCCGTTTGGGTTGGTAAAGGAGAAAATATGAGTTTTCCATCGTTTAATAGTGGCGATATTTTGACCGCTACCGATATGAACGCTGTCGGTTTGTGGCTTGTCAAGACACAGACGATTGGTTCTGCCGTTTCAAGCGTGACCGTGACAAGCGCTTTTTCGGCTGACTACGACAACTACAAAATTATTATTTCAGGTGGTGTTGCAAGCACAGACATAGGACTCCTATTACAAATGGGTTCAACAACTACTGGCTATTACGCCACGTATATTTATTCTGCGTATTCTGGCACGACGGTTGCAGGGTTTAATACAAACAACGGCGCTAATTGGGCTGTTGGTGCTTCTAGTTCTGCTGGGCACCAAGTCAATATTGACTTATTAAACCCATTTTTAGCAAAACGAACTTCATTTGGTGGGTTTAACCAAAACACCACAACCAACGCAGGGCCAGTTACTGGTTATCTAGCAAACTCAACTTCATATACTGGTTTTACAGTTACTACAACGTCAGGAACTTTGACAGGTGGAACCATTTATGTTTACGGATATAGGTATTAAAAATGACTATTGACGAATATAAGGCCCTATACCCACAAGACGCCGTTTATATCCAAGTAGACGACAACGAACGCTTGATGACCGACGACGAATACGAAGCATGGGTAACTCAATCCGTTTACAACATCAACCACCCCATGCCATGAAAACGCTAGGCATTGTTGCGCTTTTGGCTGTGGCCCTAATGTTTGTTGTTACTAGTTGTAGCGACAGAACCCGTGACACCTGTGTAGAACAACCCGAAGCGCCCAGGTGCATACCATGAAAAAACGATTAACAAACAGCGAAATTAAAGCCCGACTGGTTTTTATGGTTGGCATTACTTTGTCGATGGTATTTGGCATTTCAATGGTGGCAATTTTGTACTCACTTGTGTTTGTCGTACAGCCTCAGGAACCATCACCCAATGACACCGAAATGCTTCAAATCGTTTCGGGGTCATTTGCCGTATTGCTAGGTGGGTTACTGGGTTTGCTTTCGGCCAATGGTTTGCGTGACTCTAAAGACAAGGACAAAGAAGATGACTAGTCGACCGTATACCGGCAACAAAGACGCCGTACACGCCGCCAAGCGTGAAGGTACAAAAGTTTTTGTTGACTATTGCTGTTACCTTTTCGGTGTTACCAACATAGGCATTTTTAACGACAGAAACATGGTGGGCACAACACCACCAAAAAAGTCAGTACACGCCACCTGGCGGGCCGTAGACCTCAAAGGAACCCCTGAACAACGGTTCAAACTGATTGACTTCCTGTACACCCACCGTGACATTTTGTGCATTGAAGAAATCCACGATTATGCAGGCACCTACAAAAACAACCCTAAAGGCTGGGGCGCTGGCTACCGCTGTGACAGGGACAGTTGGAAGGTGTACGACAAAAACACGATTGGGTCAAAAGGCGCCCAATGGGTTCATGTCGAAGTAGCCCCATTGCTGGCCGACCACCCCGATGTCGTTCACCACGCTTTCAAAACTATTATGGGTGCTTGACATAGACCTACCAAATCGGTAGACATACCCCGACCTGACCCCGACTGAAGGACAAACCATAATGAATGTGAAACGCTTTTTAGGGCTAGCCCTATTTACCTACCTGATGTGTGCCGCTTTTGCGGTAGTAAACCAAAAAGACACGCCACCCCAAACCTACGCTGTAGTACCAGCAACAATTACCCTGGGCGACTTATCACCCCAACAATTACAGGACAGGGCCGTAGAACTAACTACGACAACCAGCACCAGTACCACCACTTCGACACAGCCGACCACAAAGGTGGCTTATGTTGACCCAGCGACTAAATGCCAAGAATGGTTGCCGGTGGCTGTATCTGTTGGCTGGCCGAATAACACCGAAACGCTAGAAAAACTAGGGCGCCTAATTTGGAAGGAAACCAGGTGTTTAAACATTGGTTACCAACACCCCAGTTTTAACGGTTCCGACCACGGATTGGTGCAGGCAAATATTGTGCATAAAGCCTGGGCCGAAGAACTATTCGCTATGCCTTTTGAAGAATCCATGAGTGACCCAACCCTCAATCTAAGATTTGGTTTCCTGCTTTACGACACAATCGCTGAAACAGGCGCTTGTGGTTGGAAGCCGTGGAGAATGTGCTAACAAATGTTGAATGTTGACCGCCCCGACTGGCAACAACTAGCAAACTGTAAAGGCATTGACACCAGCCTGTTCTTCCCTAGTAGCCCAATGGAATCAGCGGCCGCTAGAGCCGCCATAAAACCAATTTGTGACGCCTGCCCCGTATTCGACAACTGTTTCGCTTATGCCGTGTCATTCCCTGAAAAGGCTTTACAGGGTATTTGGGCTAACACCACCGAAGGCGATAGGCGCCGTATGCGCTATTCTGCAACACCGATTGGTTATCGTAGAAATATCCCGACAACATGAAAGGCCCGACATGACAGAACAACTAGCCCAAATGACAGCGGCTATAGCGAAAGCCGAAGTAGCAATGAAAGCGGCGGCCTGGCAACTAGAACGCCAAACCGAAGATATTGCAATGCTAAGAAAAGCCCTTTTTGAACTGGCTTATGTTGCCGAAGAAAACGGTATCTATTTGTCAAATCTGACTAAGCAAACTCAAGACAGCATTGTGGCCATGAGATTAGGCGGCTTCAAATGACCTGTGAACTGTGCAAAAAAGAACTAAATACCTTTGACATACGGGTACAGGATTTGTTGCAAGGTATCTGCCTGGCTTGTGGCAAGGCTGGCGACTGGCTACACATGACACCCGAAGAGTCACGCCGCTGTTCAGAACTACACGCTTGGGCAAACATGACACCCAACCAACGGGCCGCATACGACAGAAACAGAGGCAACTAATGGACTTAACAAACTATGTTGATGTACCCGAAAGATTTCGCCAAGCATTAGAACGCTGGCCTGAACTACGGGTCATGGAAAACCGCCCCGAAGTAATCACTATTGGCGATAAGACTTTCATTAGCGTAACTATGCAAATTTGGCGTACACCTGATGACCCGATACCGGCACAAGCAACATGTTTTGAACCGTTTCCAGGCAAAACCAGTTTTACCCGTGATAGTGAACAGATGAACGCTTCGACTTCTTGCTTGGGTAGGTGCTTGGGTTTAATGATGTCGTTTGGCCCAAAAATGGCTAGCGCTGAGGAAGTCCGAAACCGACAGCCCGACACCGTAGCCCCAGCAACCCTTGTTAAACAGCCCGAAAAGCCCCGTACACAGGCGCTAGGTGCAAATGCGACTAATGCACCATCAGAGGCCCAACTAAAGTTCTTACGGGGTTTAAATTGGGAAGGCCCAGTACCCGAAACACGCCAGGACGCCAGCGCCCTGATTAAAAGGCTTCAGGGTTAATGCCGCTAATCACCTTGACCGACAACCAAATGGCATTGGCTAACCAGGTAGCCGAAAAGCGTATGGCCAAAGGCGCCAAACTAGGTTTAGATACCCTTTTCAACCGTGAACGAATGACCCCCGAATGGCGCCAAAAAATAGATTTCTTAGGTGCCGTGAGTGAACTGGCCGTCTCAATCTTCTTAGGTTTACCATGGACAGGCAAAGACGGGATAGGTACTAGCGATGTTTCAGGATTCGAAGTAAGAAGTACAGAACGCCAAGACGGGAAACAATATCGGTTGTTAGTCCGTGACCACGACAAAGACGCTATTTACATTTTCTGTATCGTTGACGCCCCCAATGTGGTAATTGCTGGTTGGGCTAGCGCCTGGCAGATTCGAAACAACGGCCAACTTATATACAAAGACACAAACGCTTACGGCCTCAACAGGGAACAATTAAACCCAATGTGGCAACTAGAAGAAGTCACCGAATTTGCAAATAGGACACTATGAAAGAATCAACATTTCAAAGTTCTGTCATCATGCTGGCTAAATTGCACGGCTGGCTAGTTATGCACACCAGGGCTGTGGAAATACGCCCAGGGGTGTGGAAAACCCCATTACAAGGACACGCTGGCTACCCCGACCTGACACTCGCCCATAAATACAAAGGCGTCATATTCGCCGAATTAAAAAGCGAAACAGGCCGCATATCAGAAAAACAAAAAGCCTGGCACGACACATTAAAAGACGCCGGCATGGAAGTAGTAATCTGGCGGCCTCAGGACATGCAAAAAATATCAACCCGACTAGCAACAAGGAAACCCGACAATGACTGAATTTCACCAACCGATTAACCCAATTCGTATTTGGACTAAAGGTAGCAACCACCGCTTTGCCCATAATGTGTTTGCTATCGCTATATCAAACTCGCATGATGTCGAATACTTAACTGTTAACGGCAATTTCATGCCAGTAACGGCAATCACTCACGCCGAAGTTCTGTTGAATGGTCAATGGACAGCCATTCATACTGTAGAGATACGCCACCCAGCGACCTGATACAGTGCCGATTTGTCTTGGTACCAATGGGAGGGCGACTAGCCATTGGCTAAGTAAGTGAAAAAGAGAACAAAGAGCAATCCCGAAGCGGTCCTGCACTAGAGCCAAGACAACACAATTTCATTAGTCGCATGTGTGTGCCACGGTTGTAGGTGGTGGGCAGTAAACAGGGGAACCTGGGTAGACCCCTATGCACCGATGTAGGGGAACAGCGTTTCCAAACGGCACAAATGGCGAAGGTTGTCCACCGAAAACAAATAGACCGGCACCCTGTGGCTACTTGCCCAAATTGTGGGGGAAACAAACCACCCAACCCTGTCATGTAGTACGAGGACAACTAAGCGCCGCCCTTGCGCTTAGGCGTCAGTATCCCTTGACCTATTCCCTTGACCTAACATCAGTACAAAGGAGACCCGACAATGGCCAGAGAACATACAACCAATGACCCTACATACCGCCGTAACAGACTGACCCTACTGTCAGACAACCCACCCTGTTACCGATGTGGCAAACCAGCAGACACAGCCGACCACATAGTCGAAGTAGATAGAGGCGGCACCAATGAACTA